AATCGTCGGGGAGTGACAGCATTTGCGACAAAAGCCCCTTTGCCTTTAGGGATAGCTCCTTGTTGCGTAGGTGGTGGTTGCTCATTACGGTGTAGCCCTTGTTTCGTTCCACCCGGAAAACTGCCATAGTAAATCACTCCTTTTGCTGTGGATTTGTTACGCAGTAGAAGCGCGGTTTCGGGGGATAAGGTATAAATCCCTTGCCGCGTCAGATACGCGCCCGGAAAGCCGCTTGTAGCAAGGCTTTTTCTGCCCCTACTGCGTAACAAAGGGCATGAAAAAAGCGGCGTTCCTGTTCTCCCATGTAGGGAGTGGGAAACGCCGCTTTTGCGTCGTATTCAGTTTTTAGTACAATACCCTGCTTGTCCATCGCTCGAAAAACCTTGATTTTCTGGTGTTTTCAAAAGTATCGTTATCTAACGTCAGCTTTCAACCGGCCCGGATTCCAGCGGATGCTTGCCGACATCAAGGCGGGCAAGATCAAGCGCGTTGTCGTTAAGGATATGAGCCGGTTCGGGCGTAACTATCTGCAAGTCGGAATGTATACGGAAATGCTGTTTCCAGAGTACGGCGTCCACTTTATTGCCGTCAATGACGGTGTGGACAGTGTGCGCGGGGACAGCGAGTTTACCGCCATCCGCAACGTATTCAATGAAATGTACGCCAAGGACACCAGCAAGAAAATCCGGGCAACGTGGCAATCCAAAGGACGCTCCGACGAACACCTCACCACTATCCCGCCTTATGGGTACAAGAAAGACCCGGAGAACAAGAAGCGGTGGATCGTGGATGAAGAAGCTGCCGCCGTTGTCCAGAAGATTTTTGCACTGTGCATGGACGGCATGGGGCCGACGCAAATTGCAAAATGGCTCCAAGAAAATAAAGTTCTTTCGCCTGTTGCTTACTGCTACGAAAACGACTTGCCGACAACATCTAAACGGCCAACTGACCCTTATAAATGGGCAACAAAGACGGTAGTGCATATTTTGGAACGCCTTGACTATTTGGGCCATACGGTCAACTTCAAAACTTCCAAGCAATCGTTCAAGAGCAAGAAAGTATTGTGGAATGATCCGGCGGATTGGGTGATCTTTGAGAACACACAGGAATCTATTATTGAGGAAAGCGTGTTTCTGATCGTCCAGAAAATCCGACAGGGCCGCCGCCGTCCCACTAAGATGGGCGACATGGGTATGTTCTCCGGCCTGCTGTTCTGTGCGGATTGCGGCGGAAAGATGTACCTGTGCCGGGCCAATCACTTCAAACCTGAACAGGAATATTACCTTTGCTCAACTTACCGTAAAGACCGCACTTTATGTTCGACCCATTCTATCCGGCGCGTTGTCCTTGAAGAAATCGTGCTGCGAAACCTGCGGGAAGCCATTCAGTATGTGACGCAGTATGAGGACGACTTTGTGCAGCGGGCCGCAGATCAAAGCCTGCGGGAACGGGATAAGGAGCTGGCACAAAAGAAAGACACTCTGGCGCAATCGCAAAAGCGGATTGCCGAGCTGGATGTTATCATCAAGCGACTGTATGAGGATAACATTTCCGGCAAGCTCTCCGACGAGCGTTTCATCAAACTGTCCCGTGACTATGAGCTGGAACAGACCAACCTTACAAATCTTGTCGAACATCTGCGGCAGGAAGTCAAGGAACAGGAGAAGCAGAAAGTCAACGTCAGACAGTTCATTGCAGCGGTCAGAAAGTACACCGATATGCAGCAGCTTGACGCTTACATTCTCCGGGAGTTTGTGGATAAAATTTATATCTCCGAGGTTTACACGCCGGACGAGAATGAGCCGCGCATTAAGGTCAGAGAAATTGAGATTGTTTATAACTTCATTGGTGCATTTGATTTTGAGGAAGCAAGGGAGCAATCCCAAGCAGCCCAAAAAGAAAAGAAAACCGGCGTAGCCTAAACTACGCCGATTCTCTCACATAAATGTTTTCTTACGGAACCACGCCTTTCAATTGAGCTTTTATATCAAGATATCCCTTATTATGTAAATGTCGAAGTAAAAACTCTATCTTGCGAAGTATTAACACAAGGTGTAAGTGTTCATGATGGAGATAAATATATAATTCCATACTATAAAGATGACGAATTTATTATCAAATTGCAAGATGAAAACCCTGAATATACTGTACTTGCTGACAAGTGTTGCTTATTTCAGCTTCAAAGAAACATAAATAAAATAAAAGCAAAATTCGAAGGTAAAAACTTGACGAAAGGGTTGCTATTTAATATTGGGGTTATTTTTATAGATCGTTCTTCTTCTTTCGAGCAATTCTATTCATATTTTTTCAATAATAAATTCGGGCTATTTCCCAGAACCAAAACAGGAAATATTGATGCGCTGATAATTATTTCTATGGATGCTAAAGTTGACTTATTAATGAATTCCATTTACAATAGCGATTACGTTAAAACTCTTTTATTTAAAGATGATACTGCTCTTAAGAATATATGCAAATGTTTAAGAGCAGATAATTTCATCTATATCAATGGAGAAATAAGACAAGATATACGTGAATTGTCAAAAAAAGAATTTGAAAAAATAATGATACTAAATAGAGATGGTTATTTAAACACTATTCCAGCCGATTCTTCTGAAGAAGAAATTATGAAGTATTTGAAATTTCTAAAAGGTGATAAGCCAAGAAATATCTAATATTTATTCACAAGAAAGCACTTGCTTCGGCAGGTGCTTTTTTCATGCTCTCACGGAGGAGGTGAAACCGCATGGCAAACCGCATCAAGGGCATCACCGTAGAAATCGGCGGCGATACCACCAAGCTGTCCAAAGCACTGGAAGGTGTCAACAAGGATATCAAGGGCACGCAGACGCAGTTAAAGGATGTCCAGAAACTGCTGAAGCTTGATCCCACCAACACGGAACTGCTCTCGCAGAAGCACAAGCTCCTCGCCGATGCGGTGACAGCTACCAAAGAAAAGCTGGAAGTACTAAAAACTGCCGCAGAACAGGCAAACACCGCTCTTGCAAACGGCGAAATCTCACAGCAGCAGTATGATGCTTTGCAGCGTGAGATCATCGAAACCGAAAACAAACTGAAACGCCTGACCACAGAAGCAAACAATTCTCACACCGCCTTGGAAAAGATGGGTGTTCTGGGTGAAACGCTGCAGTCCGCCGGGGACAAAATTTCCGGTGTGGGACAAAAGCTGCTGCCGGTCACTGCTGGTGTCACGGCTCTGGGAACCATTGCCGTGAAAACTGGTGCGGATTTCGATTCTGCCATGTCAAAGGTGGCAGCTGTTTCGGGGGCGACCGGTTCAGAGATGGATGCTCTCCGGGAAAAGGCTCGTGAAATGGGCAGTAAAACGAAGTTCTCTGCAAGTGAGGCTGCTGATGCCATGAACTACATGGCGATGGCAGGCTGGAAAACCGGCGATATGCTGGAAGGTATCGAGGGCATCATGAATCTCGCTGCCGCTTCGGGTGAGGACTTGGCGACAACTTCGGATATTGTAACAGACGCTCTGACCGCTTTCGGCTTATCTGCTGCCGACAGCGGTCATTTTGCTGATGTTTTGGCGGCGGCATCGTCCAATGCGAACACGAACGTCAGCATGATGGGCGAAACTTTCAAGTATGCCGCTCCGGTACTGGGCTCTTTGGGATACTCTGCTGAAGACTCTGCCATTGCCATCGGACTGATGGCAAACGCCGGTATCAAATCCTCACAGGCTGGTACAGCACTGCGTTCCGCTATCACCAATCTGGCAAAGCCGACAGACACGGTAGCATCTGCCATGGAACAGTACGGCATTTCTCTGACGGATAGTTCCGGCAAGATGTATTCTCTGCGGGAACTCATGGAACAACTCCGTCAGAAATTGGGCGGACTTTCTGAGGCAGAACAGGCACAGGCGGCTGCCTCACTGTTTGGCAAAGAGGCCATGTCCGGTATGCTGGCGATCATCAACGGTTCACCGGCGGACTTTGAAAAACTGTCCAATGCCATTGACACCTGTTCGGATACGGTAGACGGCTACAATGGCACAACTGAAAAAATGGCGGCGGTCATGCAGGATAACCTTGCCGGACAAGTAACCATCTTGAAGTCCCAGCTGGAAGAACTGGCGATTTCCTTTTCTGACATCCTGATGCCCACCATTCGCTCCATTGTTTCCCATATTCAGGAACTGGTGGACAAGCTGAATCAACTGGATCCGCAGACCAAAGAAACCATTGCGAAAATTGCACTGGTGGCTGCTGCTTTGGGTCCGATGCTGGTGGTGCTTGGAAAGACCATTTCTAGCGTGGGGATGGTCTTTTCCGCAGTGTCCAAACTGCCCGCCCTTTTCTCGGCTGTGCAAAGTGGCATCGGAGCCATTACCGGAGCGTTGGGTGTGTCATTAGGTCCGCTGCTCGCCATTATCGCAGCTGTTGCCGCTTTGGTGGCTGCCTTTGTGCATCTCTGGAAAACCAATGACGAATTCAAAAGCAATATCATCGCCATCTGGGAGCAAATCAAAAGCACCTTTACTGGATTGACACAGGGCATCACTGACCGGATAAATGCTCTGGGATTCGATTTTGAGAGTTTCACCGATGTGCTGAAAGCGGCATGGGATGGACTATGCAATCTGTTAGCCCCTATTTTTGAAGGTGTCTTTCAAAACATCTCCAACATCTTTTCAGAGTTTACTGGCGTTCTTCTGGGGCTGCTGGATGTTCTGATTGGTCTGTTTACTGGTGACTGGGAGCAGTGCTGGAATGGCATCAAGGGTATTTTTACGTCTATCTGGAATTTCGTTGTCAACACGTTCCGTAATATCATGAATACCCTGAAAGGTATTGCGGATGTGGTATTGGGATGGTTCGGAACAAGCTGGAACGAAGTCTGGACTTCTATCAAGACATTTTTTGTGGACACATGGAACAGCATTGCTTCCTTTTTCACGGGAATCGTTACCGGAATCCGGGACTTTTTCGTCAACACTTGGACGTCCATTTCCAATACTTTCACCGCCATTGTCACTGCCATTCAGACGGTAGCAACGACCGTATTTACGGCAATTCGGGACTTCTTCACCACCATTTTTACAGCAATCTACAACTTTTTCAGTACGATTTTCAATGCCATTTACAACGTGGTTTCTACGGTTTTTCAGGCAATTTATAACGTCATTACGACCGTTTGGAATGCCATTTACACCACCTTAGAACCGCTGATCACGGCATTCGGCTATCTGTTTCAGACGATTTTTGAAGCCATTCAGATCATTGTGGGCAGAGTGATGGACTGGATCTCGGAGAAGATCAGTGCCATTTGGAATGCAATTGTGTCGTTTTTAACACCTATTTTAGAGGGCATCCGAACGACCTTTGAAACCATCTGGAACGCCATTTCTACCACGGTCTCCACGGTTTTGGATACCATTCAAGATACGGTAACGACCATCTGGAATGCGGTATCAGGTTTCATTTCTTCTGTTTTGTCAGCAATCTGGAATGTGATTTCTTCCATCTGGAACAGCATCTCCGGTACGATTTCCAGTGTGATGAATGCCATTTTTTCTGTGGTATCGTCTATCTGGAATCAGATCAGTTCTGCGGTTTCCAATGTTCTGAACGCCATCCAATCGGTGGTATCTTCTGTCTGGAACAGCATCAAGAGCACCATTTCCAACGTGATGCAGAGCATTTCTTCTACGGTGTCCAGCATCTGGGACAACATTCGTTCTGCGGTTTCCGACAAAATCAGCGGCATCAAATCCACCATTCAGAATGGGTTTGATGCCGCTGTGGGATATATCAAGGGACTGGCTTCGGATGCCTGGAACTGGGGACGGGATATCATTCAGGGAATCATTGACGGCATTCAGAGTGCCATCGGCTGGCTGGCGGACTGCGTCACCAATGTTGCCGATACCATTCGGGATTTCCTGCACTTCTCGGTTCCGGACAAAGGGCCGCTGACAGACTACGAGAGTTGGATGCCAGACTTTATGAAAGGGCTGGCAGACGGCATCGACAAAAGCAAGAAGTATGTGGAAAAAGCAGTGGGCGGTGTGGCGAAAGCCATGCAGCTGACCATGGATTCTGATTTGAATTACAGCTTGCATGGAATCTCCAGAGCGATGCTGCCCGACAGTTCCGGTGGGACGGTGAACAATTATTACAACACGGACAACCGAAAAACGGTGAATCAGACGAATCAATCGCCGAAGGCACTGTCACGGTTGGAGATTTATCGGTTGACACGGAATGCGTTGAATGTGTAAATATTGCAAAACTGGAAGTTGTAAGTGATTTAAAGGAAAACTTGGTTTTAATCAATGCGGTAAACCCGGGATTTATTCTTCAAAACTTTTGGGGTCTAACAGATAAGCTATATCATCTTGAAATTTTAGTGGTATTCTGTTTCTCTTTTCTTCAATAAGTGGAAATGGTGGTAACTCATAGCTCATCAGTAATTCTATTGCATCTTCTATTACATCATCTTCATTTGGTTCAGTAATCACTGTTTGTAACAATAACACTAAATCATCATGAATATCACTTATATCCTGCTGATAATATGGGTCCATAAACCAATCTAAACAAAAAAGCATACTGAGTTTTCTTTGGGTATCATCTCCAAGTAATACCTTTGCAATTTCACATATTCCTTTTCTGACAATATCTCTATCTTTGTCTGTATATGTAACAAATCTGCCATTCTCCATAATTTATACTCCCCAATCGAAATTACTGGATTATGATTTTTTAATTATTCAAATTCTTTTTTTACTCACTTAAGTCCCAATTTAAACCGGTTCGTCAAATTCCGATTTACAGGGCTAATGTCCCTATCATTTTTATCTATTATACCACACCCCACCAGAAAAAGCAAGGAGGTACCCCGTGTATTTCACTCTTATCCTCGAAAACGAATCTGGCGAACAGCTGAACCTGTCCACCACCGCCAACCAATACATGACCTCCAAAATCGAAGGTCTGAATCCGCCTGCCGGAACGATTTCCACTTCTTCTTACGCAGGCATGAACGGCAGCTACCTCAACAATGCTTTCATCGAAAAGCGAAACGTGGTCATCTCCTTTGCTATGCGTGGCATCGGCATCGAGAAACGGCGTCATCAGCTGTATCATGTGGTCAAGCCGTCCCGATACATCAAGATCTGGTACAAGACAGCGAACATCGATGTCTATGCTGAGGGGTATGTAGAAACCTGTGAGATATCAAATTTCGAGCAGCAGATCAGTGGGCAGATCTCCATTCTCTGCCCGGATATTTACTGGTACAGCCGGGATATTTTCTACGCCTACTACAGTGGTGTGATCGGAGCATTTCACTTTCCCTTTCCGGAGAGCGATGCTCCGTTTCCTTTGGGCGTGTATTCCAACAGCAATCTGTTTTCCATTACCAATGACGGGGATGAAACTGGATTCACGCTGCGAATCGAGGCATTGCCAAGCGACATTCCGCAAGAAATAGTAGCAGTGACACCGACAATCTACAACGAAAACGGCGAGTATCTGCAAATCAAAGGCGATATTCTGACCGGTGATGTCATTACGGTTACCACGAAAACCGGAAACAAGACTGTCACGCTGACACGCAATGGCGTAGACAGCAACATCCTGAATCGGCTGGTTTCCGGTTCGACTTGGCTGACACTAAAAGAAGGAACAAATACCTTTCGGGTCGAGGCAGTTCGTGGGGTGAAAAAGCTGCGAGTGACATTGATGCACCGCAATTCCTATCTGGGGGTGTGAGAAATGCAGTTGGAAATTTACAGCTTGACGGCTCTGAAAGACCACATTTCTATTTCTTTGGAAGCCATCTGCGACAGTTATTCTTCGCTCTTATGGGACATTGAGTTCTACCAGTGCGGCTGTTTTGAGGTGTATATCGCTGCCAGTCCGCAGAATGTATCCATCTTTCAGCGTGGCAGAATTGTGGCAAGGAGTGATGATGCCCAGCATTTTGGCATCATTGAATCTCTGCAATTGGAGACCGATACTGAAAAGGGCGATTATCTGACGGTCACCGGACGGTTTCTTGCCTGCCTGCTGGAACGAAGGATCATCTATCCCATCATTACCGCAAACGGCAGCTATGAGGACATCGTCCGCAAGGTGCTGTCCCGCAATGCCATCTCCGCCGGAATCCGCAATCTGCCCGGTTTTTCCATGGGGACGGTTTCTGGCGACTGCTGGCAGAAAACCGCACGAATGCAGGTCAGCTATGATAACATCTTAGAATGGCTGTACAGCCTTTGTGAAACCATCGGCGGTTCAGCAAATGTGCGGCTGGATGGAAATGCACTAAAATGCGACCTGTTTTCCGGAACAGACCGCAGTTTGTTGCAGGATGACAATCCTCACATCGTGTTCTCCGATGCGTACAACAATCTGCTGTCATTCTCCTATGCAGCAGACGATGCCGTGCAGAAAAACTTCGCCTATGTGCTGGGCTGCGGCGAAGGAAATGCCAGAAAACGCACGACCTTCTGTTCTGGTACAGAGCCGACCTATCTTGACCGCTATGAGGTGTATGTAGACGAGCGAAACACGGCACAGGAAGAAGATGTGACGGATGCGGAATATCTGGAAATTTTGAAAAGCAGCGGTGCAGAACATCTGGTGCAGCCAAAAACGGCATCGGAATCCGCTATCGCTGCTTTTTCGACCCAGTATCAGTACAACAAGGATTACTTTGTGGGCGACTATGTGACAGTCGAACAGAAACGCTTTGGTTTGATTCAACCTAGAATCCAGCTGATCGGCATGGTGGAGAGTCTCGACCAGAACGGCAGAAGTCTGACACCGACATTTAAAGAAACGGAGTGATATTCATATGTCTTTTTCCTATGGATTTTTTAACGCACAAAACCTTGACCGGGTGTATACCGCAGAGGATTTCACCGCATATCTGTCCAGCCTGATTTGCAACGGGATTCTGGATACTTACCGACAGTGTTTTGCACCAACAATCAAAAATTTATCCATTACATTCGGAACGGGCAAGGCGTGGATCGATGGACACTATTTTATCAGTGACACCCTGCATACCATCGACCTTTCTTCCTACGTAGATGAATCTCTGAATCGTTATGTAGCAATCGGGATCTACTGTGATCGTTCCACTCGCACCTGTGGGATTCGTGTTCTGGCAGGTACAGCAGCCACCAGTCCAACCATTCCCACCTTTACCAACAACAATGTGACGACTTATCTGACTTTAGCAGTTGTAAAACTGCGTGCTGGAACGACAAGTATTCTGGATTCCGACCTGACAGACTGCCGTGCAGATGAAAGCAAATGCGGATACTGCAAGTGTATTCTTGGTAAGTGCAGAGTAACAGAGATGCTTGCCGAAATGGCAAAGACAAATGCCACACTGGACGAACTGCAAAAGCGGCTGGATGCGATGAACAGTCAGATTTCTGAACTGCAGACCAAGGTAGATGATTTGACCGCAGGCGAAATCCTAGCGACCGGACAGTGCGGTGAAAACATCTACTATGTTCTCTATGACAACGGCAAGCTGCTGCTTCGTGGAACGGGTGCAACCTACGACTATACTTCTCATGATTCTGTGTTTTATCAAAATGATCAGATCAAGGAAATTGTGCTCAGCAATGACATTACCAGCTTGGGAGACCGCTTGTTTTATCATTGTGCCAATGCGAAAACGGTATCTCTGCCGGCTACGCTGACCAGCATTGGAAATGCCGCTTTTGCACAGGAAGATGCTGTAAGCAACTATACTGCTGGTCTGACTTCCGTTACGATTCCGCAGGCGGTTACTGCAATTCAGTCGTTTGCATTTCAGCACACTGCCATTGCAGAAATCACTGTGCCTGCCAACGTGAAAACATGGGGAAAGTATGTTTTCAGCGGCTGTGCAAAGCTGAAGACTGCTCGTGTTGCGTGTGATTCCATTGGTGCTTTTGCGTTTACAAGATGTACAGCATTGTCCAATCTTACGATTTCGGCAAATTGCAAGACATTCGGACAAAATATACTGACGTATTGCGAGAGCCTAAAAAGCATCACCTATGAAGGTACAATTGCACAGTGGAACGCCATCACCAAACCGGTCAACTGGATGTCCTCCGGAAAGCATTATTACAATGACTATCTGCAAAAAATCCAGTGTACAGACGGCTATTTGGAATATGATCCTGAAAATAATGTGTGGAACGAGGTGAAAAACGGATGATGAAATTTTTAGTAAAGAATCAAAAGATTGAAGTGCTGGAGCGGGAAGTCCTTGCCTCTGACCAGATCGCATTTGTTTCGGTGAAGTTCGTGTTTGATGGAGCTTGGAAAACGCTGCACAAAGTGGTGCAGTTCACGCAGTGCGAAGAAACATACAACGTGGTGCTTGGCACAGAGGGAACGACTTGCTTGCTGCCCGCCGAACTGCATCCCGGTGCGGTGAAGATGAGTTTGTTTGGCTACGATGCGGAAAGCGATACCACGGTTCGAGCAACCACGGTTCCTGTCACACTGCATATTCGACAATCCGGCTTTGTGGAGGACAGTGCAACACCCATTCCGCCAACGCCGGATCTATATACGCAGCTTTTGAAAAAGCTTTCCGAGATGCAAACCGGGGCAAACGGAAAGGATGGCCGTTCTGCTTATGAGATCGCCACAGAAAATGGTTTTGTGGGGACAGCTGCAGAATGGCTGGAGAGTTTGAAAGGCAGGGACGGTAAAGATGGATTACCTGGAAAGGATGGAAAAGATGGTGCAGACGGTTTACCTGGGAGGGATGGCACAAATGGGAAAGATGGCTTACCAGGAAAAGATGGTAGAGATGGGATTGACGGAAAGGACGGCGTTTCTCCGGATTTGACAAACTATCCGGATACTGATGCTGTAAAAACACTGATTCAGGATGCTGTTCAGCCGCTTTTGGAAAAGGCACATACCCACGAAAATCAATCTGCGTTGGATCAGATCACTGTCGCTAAAATCGCACAATGGGATGGCTTCGGCACACAAATCAATGGGCTTAGTACAAAGGTTACGGTCTATTCGGAAAAGACAGAACGCACTCTGGAGAGCCTGCAAAAGCAAATCGACAACCTGACAAGCGGCAGAAATTACACCATTCTGTTTCAGTCTGGACAGGATGCCATTTCGACCTACGCACCGGACATCAGCATGATTTTGGACGGTGGGTATCAGACAATGACAGATTTTCTGGCTGCCTATCCGCAGTTTTGCAGTGCAGCAAATGATTTTGTGCTGTCCTACTCACAAACGTGTTTTAACTGGGATAAGTCGGTCTTGACCGTTTGTGCAAAGCCTCTGTCTCTGACGAAAAATGCGGAAATCGTAATGTCCTATCAGTCGGGTTCCAGTGAAACCGGAAGTTTGTATCTGGTGCCGAAACCGCAGAAAATTGACATTCCTATTGGCGTGTATGTAAACACAGAGATTGATGCAAATCGTGCGGTTTCTCTGGATTTCCAATGGCTGCAGTCGGACACCTTTATCACCACCATCACAGAATGCACCAGCATTTCTGACGGCGAATATTACCTTGCCTGGGTGGGCAGAAGCAACAATTCTCATCCGAAAATCCGATTCCTGAAAGTACTGGAGGGTTAAAACATGATGAAAGATACCATTTGCGTGGCTGTCGGCTTGGTCGGTGGCTTTTTTACTGCCATTTTTGGCGGCTGGGACTCTGCTTTGGTGACACTGGTCGTCTTTATGGCAATCGACTTCTTCACCGGCATCATCACCGCCATGATGAAAAAGTCCAAACACACGGAAAGCGGCGGACTTTCTTCCAAAGCCGGCTGGTTCGGTTTGGCGAAAAAGGTCTGCACTTTAATGCTGATCGTCGTTGCAGTTCGGATGGATATTCTGCTGAATACCAACTATATCCGGGACGCTGTCTGCATCAGCTTTTGCCTGAACGAACTGCTTTCCATTGTGGAAAATACAAGTTTAATGGGGATCCCGTATCCGCCTGCAATTCAAAAAGCAATTGATGTTCTGCAAACGAAAATCGGCAGAACAGAAGAAACAACCGACAAGGAGGATAAGTAATATGACTATTTTAAGACCAGATGCAACAACGACTCTGAACGGAGTAAAAATCAACGAGTATTTACTCACCAAACACAATCCCAACCGCATTGATATGCCCTCTGTTTCCATGGCGGGGAAAATCATTGGTGTGACTGTTCACAACACAGACTGGATCACAGTAGCAAGCGGCACGACCCCTGCGGAACAGTACACAAGGGCAACCGTCAATAACAACATGAAGGATGTGCGTGTCCATTACTATGTGGATAATGTATGTGCATGGCAGAATCTGCCCCACAGCCTGAGCGGCTGGCACGCCGCTGATGGCAGTGGTAATGGAAATCGCAGAACCATTGCCATTGAGTGTATTATGTCCTCTGCGTACAATTCTACGAATAAGAAGTCGGAGGACAATTGTGCGAAACTTGCCGCAGCACTTCTGAAACAGTATGGATTGGACATCAACCATCTCTACACGCATACCCACTGGCTGAATGTTCGTGACGGACGAAACGGAACGATTGACCAGTTGAACACCATGTACAATCGGTACAAAATGTGTCCGGCGTACATTTTGCCGCATTGGGCGGAGTTCAAGAAAAAGGTACAGTCTTATTTAAATGCAGGAACTTCCACTATTTCTGCACCTTCTACAAAGCAGATTTACCGAGTGAGAAAGTCTTGGGCAGATGCAAAGTCGCAACTGGGTGCGTATTCCTCTTTGGAGAATGCGAAGAAAGCCTGCAAGGTCGGATATTCTGTATTTGATGCCAACGGAAATGCGGTCTACACCAATGGCAGCAAGTTTACCAAGGGGCAGAAGGTTGCCATTCGTGCCAACACGCCTCTGTTCGCCAGTGCAGAAACTACATCTGTAACCAGAAGAATCAGCGGTACTTACTATCTCTATGACGGCATTGCCTGCAAAAACGGTCGTTATCGGATCACCACAAAGCCGGAGTTCTGCGGAAAGACACCGGTGGGACAGTATGTGACCGGTTATGTTTCTTGGGATAATTTCAATCAGTGAGAATTCTTTTATGGAACAACAAAAATTGATGGATGAACTGAATTACCACCGTGCTCAAAAGCTGACTGATGCGTTATACCATTCCGGTTTGATTTCCTTTGAGGAATATGACAAATTAACGCTCAAAAATCGGCATTCTTTCTCTCCGATTTACGTGGACTTATTGCCGAAAACGCTTGCAATTCCGCCGAAAAAGAGGTAATATGGACACGTCAAAAGGAGGTGCAGAAGCATGAAAACTATTACCAAAATTGAGGCAAATCGCTCCGCAGCTGTTCATCGAAAATGTCGTGTAGCGGCTTATTGCCGTGTTTCCACAGAGCATGATGACCAGATAGAAAGTTTGGAAACACAGAAGGCACATTATGAATCCTGGATCAAACTGCATACAGAGTGGGAATCTGCGGGTATCTTTTATGATGCTGGCATTACTGGAACAAAAGCAGAAATTCGTCCTAGACTGCAAGACCTTTTACAGGCTTGCCGCATGGGCAGGGTAGACCGCATTCTGGTGAAATCCATCAGTCGGTTTTCCAGAAATACGGCGGAGTGCCTCGCTCTTGTTCGGGAACTATCAGGAATTGGGGTTTCCGTTTTCTTTGAAAAAGAAAACATAGACACCGGCAGTATGGAAAGCGAATTGTTTCTGACGATACTCAGCAGCATGGCAGAGGAAGAATCTTTATCCATATCCAGAAATGAGAAGTGGTCGGTACAGCACCGGTTTCAAAACGGTACCTATGTGTCATCGTCTTTCCCGTATGGGTATTGCAGAAACGACAGGGGAGAGATGGTGCTCAAACCTGAGGAGGCAGAAATTGTGAAATACATTTTTTCTGCCTTGTTATTCGGAAAAAGTTCTTGTCAGATTGCAGATCTGTTGGAACAGCAGGGGATCCCTTTCAAGAATGGACGTCATTGGTGTGATGCTGCGATTCGTGGAATTGCTGCGAATGAAAAATATGTGGGAGATGTTTTGCTGCAGAAAACGTATACCGATGCACATTTTCATCGGCACAAAAATCATGGAGAAGTGAAATGTTATCTTCTTTCAGATCACCACATACCGATTGTTAGTCGGGAAATTTTTGCAAAAGCAAATGCAGTCATTCGACAGCGAGCTGCCGAAAAAGGCATTGTGTATGGTACAGGAAAGTATCAAAAGCGATATGCTTTTTCCGGAAAGGTGATTTGCGGCAAATGCGGCAGCACTTGCAAACGCAGGATTCACAGCGGCAATGAAATCGCATGGACGTGTGCGGCTCATATTGAAAGTGCTCAAAAATGTCCTATGAAATATGTGCGGGAGGAGGTATTGAAAGCCGCTTTTGTTACGATGTTGAACAAACTGATTTTCAGCAGAAAGCACATTTTGAAACCATTGTTAGAACAGCTGAAAACGAACAGCAATGATGAAAATGTTCGGCGAATGCAGGAACTGCAAAAGCAGCTGGAATCTCATGCTGAAAAGAAAAACACACTGCACCGTTTGTATGCACAAAAGGTCATAGATCCTGTTTTATTCCGGCAGGAAATGAATGCTTTGCAGAAACAAGCGGAGTCCTGCCGTATGGAAATTGCACAGTTGGAACAGGAAACACATGGAGAAACTGAGATAATTGCAGAATTAAAACAGCTGTTGCGATTTACAGAGCAGCATTCTGCAATGTTGACAGAATTTCAGGAGACATGGTTTTCTGCATTTGCAGAACAAATAATTCTGTATGATCGGAATCATATTGGATTTCGGCTCAAATGCGGTCTGCTGTTAAAGGAGGAGATTTGATGGGACAGATTCCTTACGGCTACCGAATTGAAAACGGTGCTGCTGTGATTATACCGGCAGAGGCAGCACAGATTCGCCTTATTTTTCAAAATTATATTGCTGGTATGAGTTTACAGTCGGCAGCAAGAGCAGCAGGTCATCCCATGGCACATAGCACTGTTCGTCGAATGATGCAGCGAAAATGCTACCTTGGAGATGCTTTTTATCCGGCAATTCTGGACAAAGAAACTTATGATCAGGCGAATGCGGAGTGGCAGCATCGTGCAGATGTAATGCAGCGACTTGGAAAAACGAGGAGAAAGCCAGTATGTCCACAGACAAAATTTTTGTTGGAACTGCCGCAGCAAATACCAGAACTAGATAGAAATACACCATTTCAGCAGGCAGAATATCTTTATCATTTGATACAAAACAAGGAGTAATGCAACAATGCCAAAGGTCACTACAATTCCACCACGAAAGCAAAGAAATCATGCTGTAGCGTCACAGGAAACCCGGAGGATCCGTGTGGCAGCCTATTGCCGTGTTTCCACGGATACAGAGGAACAGGCAACCAGCTATCAGGCACAAATTGCACATTATGAGGAAGTCATTCATAGAAATCCGGAATGGGTCTTTGCTGGGATCTATGCCGATGACGGCATCAGTGCAACCTCTACAAAACATCGGGAACAGTTTCATCAGATGATTCAGGACTGCATGGATGGAAAGATTGATATGCTCATTACCAAATCCATCAGCCGATTCGCCAGAAACACAGTAGATTGCCTGAATTACATCCGACAGCTGAAAGCACAAAACATTCCAATCTATTTTGAAAAAGAGTCCATCAACACAATGGATGCGAAAGGGGAGGTGCTGATTACCATTATGGCATCACTGGCACAACAGGAATCAGAATCTCTGAGTCAGAATGTCAAACTGGGAATGCAGTATCGGTTTCAACAGGGAAAGGTGATGGTCAATGCCAGCTGTTTTCTTGGCTATGATAAGGACGAAAACGGAGATCTTGTCATCAATCCGGAACAAGCCGAAACGGTAAAACGAATCTATCGGGAATATCTGGAGGGAGCAAGCTGTCAGCAGATTGCAAGGGGACTGGAACGGGACGGTATCCGAACAGCAAGAGGGAATACCCGATGGCATGACAGTTCGATTCGGTTAATTCTGGAAAATGAAAAGTACATGGGAGATGCTCTTCTGCAAAAAACATATACTGTGGATTTTCTCAAGAAAAAACGCATTAAAAATAACGGTGAAATGCCGCAGTATTATGTGGAGGACGATCATGAGGCAATTATTCCCAGAGCATTGTTCTTACAGGTGCAGGAGGAAATTGCAAGGCGTGGTTCACAGGTGGATTGTATGGGCAGACGGCGTGGATTTAGTGCAAAACACTGTTTTACTGGTTTGCTTTACTGTGCTGAATGTGGGGAACAATTCCGCAGAATCCATTGGAATAACCGAGGCTGCAAATCTGTGGTGTGGCGATGTATGACCAGATTGGAGAAAAAAGGAGCGTGTCATGCACGAACAGTCTATGAGGAATCTTTGAAGCAAGCTTTTGTAGAGGTTCTGAATCAATTGACAGGAGGCAGTGAAACATATCTTTCTATCTTACAGGAAAATATGGCTGAAGTGATTGAAATGGAACAATCCAATCTGCCCGAGGAAATACAGAGAAAATTAGATGTTCTTCAGAAAAAGTTGATCGAATGTGCAGAACGGCATGAGGATTATGAGGAGATAGCACAGGAGATCTTTCGGCTGCGAGAGCAAAAGGAACAGGCTTTAAGAGAAAATGTTTCTCAACAGGAGCAGAAAGACCGTATGCGGGAACTGCAGGAATTTTTGGTTGCTCAGCCGCATCACATTACCGAATTTGATGAAACACTGGTTCGGCATCTACTTGCAAAAGTAACGGTTTCTTCCGATCGACTGAATTTTACATTTCAATCAGGTGTCGCGGTTTCCATTGAAAAGTGAACCACTTCAAAAATCCTCCTTTGCAAAATATAAAAGCAGGGGAGGATTTTTAGATTTTATAACGGCATTGTTGTCTTGATTTCTCCTTAAATTTATGGTATACTAAGAAAAAACGGAGGTGCTGCATCATGGGAATCTATCTGAACCCGGGAAATGATTTGTTTTACTCTACGGTCACTTATTCTGAAATTTATGTGGATAAGACCATGTTGATTTCTTTCACCAATAAATGTTTGTTTGGAGAAAACAAGGAGATCTGCGTCAGCCGTCCCAGAAGATTTGGAAAGTCGATGGCAGAGAATATGCTGACGGCTTATTACAGCAAGGGCTGCGATTCGAGAGAATTGTTTTCCAAGTTTCAGATCGCACAGACACCGGATTTTGAAAAGCACCTGAACCGGTATAATGTGATTCACATCGATATGCAGAAATTCCTTGGCAGAACCAAAAATGTCCATGAAATGCTGGACTTCTTGCAGAAACGTGTGCTAAAAGAGATGAAACAGACATTCTCCGTGATAGAGCCGGAAGAAACCAGTTTGATTATTGCGTTGGAAGATCTGTACGGTCAATGTGAAGAAAAGTTTATCTTCATCATTGACGAATGGGATTCCATTTTCCGGGTGCATCGGGATAATGCGACTGCTCAGAAGGAGTACTTGGATTTTCTTCGGGATCTTCTGAAAGGGCAGCCCTATGTGGCACTTGCCTATATGACCGGCATTCTCCCAATCAAGAAATACGGTCAACATTCTGCACTAAATATGTTTGACGAATACGCTATGACCAATCAAAAGCGATTGGCAGCATTTACGGGCTTTACGGAAGAGGAAGTTCAGCATCTCTGTGAGCGTTATCATATGTCTTTTGAACAAACGAAAGATTGGTACGATGGCTATAATGTCAATGGTGTATCCATTTATAATCCAAGATCTGTAACATCAGCGATGATGAACGGCATCTTTGACAGTTACTGGACACAGACAGAAACCTATGAGGCTTTGAAAATGTATATCGTTCGCAATGAGAACGGCTTGCGGGATAAGATCATTCGAATGATTGCCGGAGAACACATTTCTATTAACACGAAAACATTCCAGAACGATATGTGTACCTTTGAAACAGCAGATGATATTCTGACCTTACTGGTGCATCTGGGATATCTGACATACGACTTCGATACAAAAACTGCCTGGATTCCCAACAAGGAAGTGCGGCAGGAATTTCTCAATTCTATCCAGGGGCAGGAGTTCCAGACGGTCAACAATGCCATTCATCGTTCCGATAAGCTGCTGCAATTGACGCTGGCACAGAATGCGGAAAAAGTGGCGGAAATGCTTCAGGAAGTTCACAGCGAAAACTGTTCTGTGATTCAATACAACGATGAAAATTCGCTGGCTTGTGTGCTGAGTTTGGCATACTATTCCGCACAAGACAGCTATGCGATTTATCGGGAATTGCAGGGTGGGGAAGGCTTTGCGGATCTGGTATTTATACCGAGAACTGGAAACCATAACCCGGCAATGATCGTGGAACTGAAATGGAATCAAACCACTGGTATTGCACTGGAACAAATCAAAGACCGAAAGTATATTCGCTGTTTGAAGGACTATTATGGAAAAGTGCTGTTTGTTGGCGTGAACTATGATAAGAAGAGTAAAAAACATACTTGTCAGTTTGAGATGATGGAAATTTAAGAATCTTTCTGATGGTGAAAAATGAATATTGTATTAGATCGATAGTGAGTGATGTATATGTCTAAAATTCTAATTATTACATGTTCTTACGATAAAACTATAGACTACATTATAGAAAAGAATAAATACAGAGCTAATTTTTTTAGATTTAATGTTGACTTGTTTGCAGATTATGGAATTACAATATCTAACTCCTACTGGGAAATATCGTATAGAAATAATACAATTAATAGTAATACAACTCTAAGTATATACTATCGTAAACCTACTTTCCCAGATACAAGTGATTTTGCTCCTGAATACAGGCGAATCATTAATAGTGATATTCTTGCTATTATAGATGGACTGGCAAATAGCTTTAGTGGTGTTGTGCTCACAAAACCTTATTTATTAAGGCAGGCTGAAAACAAAATATTTCAATTGATATATGCAAAAAGCCACTCCATTTTAATGCCTAAATCATTTATTGGAAATAATGATCACTGGAAATGTATTAATGATCAAAGAATCATTAAGCCAATTTCTGTAGGGAAAATTGAGACTTCATCTGGAATAGCTATAATTCAAACAAATCTAATGCATGAGAATGACAGCTATGATAGTCCAGAATTAACCCCAGTATATATTCAGGAATATATTAAAAAAAGTTTTGAAGTAAGGATTACTGTAGTTGATGATGATTTTTTTGCTGTAAAGATTGTATCAGATAATATGATTGATTGGCGAGCTGGAAATAATAATCAATATGAAATTATCGACATTCCGATAGAAATAAAAAAATGTATTAAAATGATGATGAAAGATTTTCAGTTAAGATTTGGTGCTATAGACTACATAGTGGATGTTGATGGGAAATGGTATTTCCTTGAAATCAACCCAAATGGACAATGGCAATGGCTCGAATGTATCTTAGGTCTTTCTATTTCTGATAGTATTATGAACATGCTACTTGGGGGATAAAAATGAGAGTGAAGATAATTAATTTAATACTTTTAATTGCTTCTTGGCTTCCTGTTTTTTCGTTAACAGAAGATGAGAAATATGGAGAGTTAAAAATTGATAACAGTATTGCTGTTAGGTCACAATTAAGAACATGGCGGCTAAGTCTTTTTCAAATTATGCTCGGTGCTTATAAATTCTACATATTAACACTTAGTAGAACTTATGATAATAACACTAATAAAGTTTTGTATCATCCAAAACTTTTCAAACTAATATCATTAAAAAAGATTTTCGATAAAAATGACCATCATATAGAGCAGATATATAATGACTACTATATGCGTTTGAATAATTCAACGATAATAGAAGAGCGCCTTGGAAAAGAAAAAGAGAGTTTATGTTATCATATAGAATACGAAAATAGCAGGATTGAAAAAAGCGATAATAAAGTGAATGTATATGCCACCATAGTACTAACATTATTGCCAATACTGCTAGGCATAAGCTTTGATTCGATATTATTACTGTTAAAAATCAATCTAATCTACAAAGCTATTTTTATTATCTCAGCCTATTTTGCTATGAATATAGTATTATATCTCTTTCAATACATTAAAGTTGGAAAGTACAATATGAGCAGATTTTCAACATTAAAAGAGGAACAAGATGAGAATTTGACTCAAAGGTTAGTTTCACAGT